TGTGGTAAAAAACACAGACAGCAATCCTGACGCAACTAAAAAAGTAAAAGAAGTTTCTGGTCAGGCTCCTCAAAAAGCTGAGGGTGCACCTGAGCCAATGCCGAAGTTAGATGCCAAACATCCTACTAAAGCAATGGAAGAAACTGAAAAAGAGGACGGAGAAGTCGTAAACGAAGGCGAAATGCCAGCAGGTCTCAAAAAATACCTTGACAAAAAAGATGATAAAAAATCTGATGACAAGGAAAAAGAAGAGGGTTATGGCAAGATGAAAAAAGAAGAGATGGAACTAAATGTTAAAGAACATGTGGACGCTCTTATCGCTGGAGAGAATGACTTATCTGAAGAGTTTAAAAACAAAGCTGCAACTATTTTTGAATCAGCAGTAAAATCAAAAGTACGAGAGATTCAAGAACATTTAGAAGCAGATTTTAACAACAAATTAGAGCAAGAAAGTGCTAAAGCAAAAGATGAATTAACTGAAAAAGTTGACTCATATCTTTCTTATGTCGTTGAAGAGTGGATGAAAGAAAATTCTATCGCACTTGAAAGAGGCATTAAGGGTGAGATTGCTGAAGACTTTATCAGCGGTTTGAAAAAACTTTTTGCTGAACACTACATTGATGTTCCTGATGAAAAGTATGATGTTTTGGAAGAGCAATCTTCTAAGATTGAAGACTTAGAAAAGAAACTCAATGAGCAAATTGAGAAAAATGTTGAGTTAAACAAGGTGAATGGAGAATATACTAGAAAGTCTATTATGACTGAAGTAGCTTCTGACCTTGCTGACACAGCAAAAGAAAAATTTGCGAAGCTTGCCGAAGAAATTGAATACTCAGACGCAGATACTTTTAAACAAAAGTGTGAAACTATTAAAGAATCATATTTTGGTAAAAAAGAATCAATGAATGAGGACTTACATGATGTGGCGGCTGGTGAATCTTCAAATGAAGATTTATCAAATGCAATGGCTGCTTACACCGCCGCTATTAGCAAAACAAAAGACATTAAATTGTCAACAGGTAAATAAGTAAAGGGAGAAATAAGACATGTACTTATCCGAAACACACGAAAAAAAATGGCAGCCTGTACTTGAGCATCCTGATTTACCAGAAATCAAGGATTCTTACAGACGAGCCGTTACATCTGTGATTTTAGAAAACCAAGAAAGAGCTTCTAAAGAAGACCACGCTTTCTTGTCTGAGGCAGCCCCAACTAACGCAACTGGTTCATCCGTTGCAAATTGGGATCCTATTCTAATTTCATTAGTAAGAAGAGCAATGCCTAACCTTATCGCATACGATATCGCTGGCGTACAACCAATGACAGGTCCAACTGGACTTATCTTTGCAATGAGAAGCAGATACACTTCACAAACTGGCAACGAAGCTATGTTTGACGAAGCTGATACAGACTTCTCTGGTAGAAACGCTGCTGGTAGCTCAGTTGATGGTTATTCTTCAACAGCTCACTCAGCTTCACCAAACAACAACCCAGGTGCTTTAAACGACAGTCCATCTGCTGGTACTTACACAAAAGGTACTGCAATGACAACTGCCGCTGCTGAAGCATTAGGTGATGATGCTGGTAATGCGTTTGCTGAAATGGCATTCTCAATTGAGAAATCAACTGTGACTGCTAAATCAAGAGCTCTTAAAGCAGAATACACTATGGAACTTGCACAAGACTTAAAAGCAATCCATGGTTTAGATGCAGAAACAGAACTTGCAAACATCTTGTCTGCTGAAATTTTAGCAGAAATCAATAGAGAAGTTGTAAGAACTATCTACATCAATGCAGAAAAAGGTGCTCAAACTGGTAATGTTACAACTGCTGGTATCTTTGACTTAGACACAGACTCAAACGGTCGTTGGTCAGTTGAAAGATTCAAAGGTTTAATGTTCCAATTAGAGAGAGATGCTAACAGAATTGCACAAAGAACAAGAAGAGGAAAAGGTAATATGATTATCTGTTCTTCAGATGTTGCTAGTGCTCTTCAAATGGCTGGTGTATTAGATTACACTCCTGCATTAAACAATAATCTAAATGTTGACGACACAGGCAATACATTTGCTGGTGTATTAAACGGCAGATACAAAGTGTACATTGATCCGTACTCAGCAAATAGCTCAGCAACACAATACTATGTTGTTGGTTACAAAGGTACTTCACCTTATGACGCTGGTATGTTCTACTGTCCATATGTTCCACTACAAATGGTGAGAGCAGTTGGTCAGGACACTTTCCAACCAAAAATTGGCTTCAAAACTAGA